GACGAAGCCTACCTGAATATGCTCGTTGGCGGGGACATCCTCGTTATCCTGCGCATAGTGAACGGTGATATTAAGATCCAACACATAGATGGCCGCCTTCTCATCAACCCTTCCGACAGATCGGTACTTTTGACCGCCGCACGCAAAGGGCATCGCATCGCCAACGGCGTTGAGTATGATAAGCGGGATCGGGAAGTCGCCTATTACGTCCGGCAGGACAATTTCTTTATATCTTCAGCTACCGAAGGCCGTACCGAGCGGAAAAGCCGTACCGAGCGCATCCCCGCTGTGGGTCCGTCCGGGCGCCTGATCGCCTTTCGCCCGCACCGCAACAACCAGCGGATAGGTGGTGGACGCGGGAAACCCGTATTGTCCGCAATCCTGCAAAACCTCGAAGTCACCCGCAGATATAAACTTGCGGAGCTACTGGCGGCGGAAGTCAACGCCATGATGGTGGGCTCTATCGAGCACGACGATACCTCCTATGGCAACAACCCACTGGCGAAGCTCCCTAGTGGCGGCGGACGCCACACCGATGGCACTGCACAAGAGCTAGGGACCTGGAGTTCTTCCACGGGCGACCAGATAGCCGGTCGCGTAGCCCAAGCCACCGCAGGTACTTTCGTCAATTTAGGCAGAGGCCAGAAGCTCAAAATGACAGATACCAAGCGCCCCAACGTAAAAGGCGCAGAGTTTTTAGCATCTATGAACGTGGATACCGCCGCAGCCGCAGGCATCCCTTACGAGATCGCCCGGATGCTGTTTACTAGCAGTTACTCCGCCAGCCGTGCCGCGCTGGGGATGTTTGAGCTCATCGTCAACTTTGAGCGGAAACAGCTCGTAGACCAATACTACAGTGTCATCGCGAGAGAAAGGCAACGATTACGCTCACTTCAGGGCAAGATACCGGCACATGCGCGGTACAAAAAGGCCATCATCTCTCGCGATGACTTCCTTCTCTCTGCTTTTGAGACTTACCGATACTCTGGGGCAGTAATGCCGGACGTCGATCCTTTGAAAGAAGTTAAAGCTGCCCGTGAGCGGATTGAGGGCAATCTATCCACCCACGCCCGTGAGACGGAGAACCTGGGAACGGGTGATTTCGCCGCCAATGCCGAACGCCTTAAAAATGAACAGGAACTACTTGACAGATACAACCTTTCGCCTATGGTGGGGGGAGAAAACGAACAAGGAGAAGAGGAAGATGCTTCTAAAGACGAAAGCTAACGTATTACACATTTCCCGCGCTGCGGAGGCTGCGCTCGTTAATATCGACAACCTCCGCGCAGATGGGGCCTACGATTTCACTAGCGCCGATGGCGGTGGAGTATTCCCTGACGGTGCCGTGTTCCCCGCATCCTTGGTGGTATCCGACAGTGGCGACACTCAGACTCTTACCGACGACACACCTACCGTATCCGTTCGTAGCTTCGGCCTCGACTGGTGGGGAGAGTGGGTATGATGAGGGCGGTACTGTTCTACGACGGTAAATCCTTCGCGGGTATCGCTTTTGAAGGCGATGACGCCTACGACCGCAATGTTGCTCGCCAGCGCGAGTTTATCCGTCCGATTATCATCCCTGGCGATCTAGCCCCGAACGATGTGCTCTATGCCCTTAATTCCGGCAGCAAGCGAATCTTGAAGACTTCCGTAAACATTACGATTGGAGAGCAGTCCATTCCGCACTACAAGTTGAGTAAGCGATAATGGAACACTTCTGGTTTATTGAAGAGAGCTCTTTCCTACGGTACAACGCGGCTGTGGCGAAAGGCGAAACCCTTTCCCCCAACCCTGAAAAGATCGAGGCGATCCGCGGCAACGCAGACCGGTGGGCGAGTAAAGCCTACACCTCTGAACATTTAGTAGTGCGGGGCAACGAGGCACACATTTCTATTTCAGGGGTGCTTTTGCAGGCCGCAAGCTACATCGACGAGATGTACGCGAAATATTTTGGGGAGATTTATTCTACCTATAGTGGGATCATCACTCAGATTGCCTCTGCGGAAGACAACGCGCAGGTCGAGAAGATCATTTTCCACGTTGATTCCCCTGGCGGTATGATGGCTGGAGTAGATGAAGCGGCGCAGGCCATATTCTCGTCCAGCAAGCCGACGGAAGCCCGAGTAGGGTGGTGCGCAGCGAGCGCCGCGTATTATCTTGCCTCACAAGCGAACAACATCGTGGCCACCACCCCTTCCGCCAGTTTCGGAAGCATCGGCGTGGTAGTGGATCTGGTGGATATGACTGGAATCTACGAAAAGTACGGCGTTAAGTTCTATTCCCTGACGTCCACCAAGGCGCCGGACAAAAGGCAGGAGCCTCACTCCGAAGAATTTAAACAGAAGATCGTTAAACGTCTCGACGCTTTGCACGAAGTATTCGCAGGGCGGGTAGCCGCTGGGCGCAGTCGCGCTACAGGTGAGGCGGTTTCGATAGACAAAGTAAGTGAAGATTTCGGTAAAGGGGGCATGTTAATCGCCTCTGAAGCCTTAAAAGCAGGTATGATTGATGGGGTTGTCTCCATTGATGTCGCAAGTGAGCCAGATAACACCAAGGAGGTAGAAATGGCCGAAGAAAGAACACTGACGCAGGCGTTCGATGAAGGTATCGAACAGGGTGCTCAGCATGAACGGGCGCGTGTCGTTGCTCTGCTTCCTTGGATGGGTGCAGACAGTGAGCTAGTCATCGCCGCTATCGAAAACGGAGATTCACTTTCTCCTGAAATGGTAGCTGATCTCAGTCGCAAGGCTGCAGAACAAGCACAGGAAGCCGCTACCGTGACTGCCGCGCAGGAAACAGCCGCGCAGGAAACAGCAGCAGCATCCGAACGTGAGGAAGACGAGGCTCCAGTTGTGGAAGCCGTCGTTACGCAGGAAGACGAAGAAGCATCGGAAGATGATATGGTCACTGCCGCTCTCGCACAGTCAAAAGTAAAACCCGTAAAAGGAGCTAAGTAATGGCCGATCAACCTACAATCACTAACAGCGACACTGCAGAGCTGTTGACGTTCAACGGAGTTTTCCGCGACCGTCTCGTTACCGCCGCTATCGCCCAGAAGATCGTGAAGTACACGGTACTCGGGGAAGACACCACCAACGGGGATGTCATTCCTATGTTGGCTGCCGGTACGGATGGGGAAGACAATCCTCGGTTCATCATCATGGAAGAGATCGACAACTCCGCTGGAGAAGCCGCTATCGACGTGACCGTACAGGTAATGGTGGAAGGAGAGATCGACAAGGATCTGCTCGTATTCCAGAACGGATCTGACACTATCGCCTCTACGATCGTTTCGGGACGCACCGTGGAGAACGCTATGGCTACAGAAGGCCTGATCGTTACTTCGTTCACCGAAGAATCTGAACTAGACAACCAATAAGGAATTTATCCAATGGCTGAAAAAAGAAAAGTAATGGCCCGTCTGTTCGAGCAGAAAGCTCGTCCGACAATGTTCTTGGCCTCTCACGCAACGGTAATGACCACCCTTGCGGAAAGCATCGAAGTTGACATCGTTCGCGGAAAGGAAACTTTCGCCGTCGACGTTACTCCAGGTGCCGGTGGTCGTGGTAACAAGAAGAGCAAGTACACTACGAAGGAATACGTTCCTCCAATGTATAACGAGTTTTACTCGTTGACTGCTCAAGAACTGCAGAAGCGTCTTCCGGGTCAAACCGCATATGACGCTGCAAGCGACGCATATCAGACGACTTTGTTCGCAATGATCTCTGATAAGCAGGCGCTCATGCAGGAAAAGGAGCTTCGGGCTATCGAGCTTCAGGCCCGTGATGCGTTCTTCTCTGGTAAGATCGTGCTGAACAACAGCGACGAGATTGACTTTAAGAAGAAAGCCACTCACGACGTTGCGCCGACCAAAGAATGGAGCGACGCCGCTGGTGTGCCGCTTGACGATGTTGAAGCTGCTTGTCAGCTTTGTCGCACCGATGGTCTGATTAACGCTTCACGTTTCAAGCTGATTGTTGCTGACGACGTGATCGAAGTGTTGAAAGCCAATGTGCAGTTCAAGGCTAAAGCAGACTTGCGCCACGTCCAGAACGTCGACATGGGGATGCCTACAGATTTCAATTCCGAGGGAGCTGGCTTCCAAGGTATTTTCTCTGCAGGGTCATACACCATCGAGCTTTGGTCGTATCCGCAGTTCTACGAGATCCCAGTTGGTTTCGGTCTTGCTAACGGAGGCACTAAACAGCCTTACATCCCATCCGGTTCTGCGTTGCTGATGCCTGCATCAGGTCTTCGCCTTGATCTCTGGTTTGGGGGTGTTCCACAGGTGGCTACTCAGGTTGACGGTGAGCTTTCCGCTCTCGGATTGACAGGCACGTTGAATGTGGTCGAAGCTGACTTCGTCCCATATGCTTACCTAGATGATCGCAAAGAGTGCATTGAGTGTGGCGTTAAGACCCGTCCTCTGTTTGTACCGCACCAGATTGACGGTTTCGTTACCTTCAACACCTTGGTTGCGTAAGCAGGATAGCTAAACAATGAACACTCCCGGCGGAATTTATGAGCTCCTCAAGAGCCACAAAGACCTGATTTATTCAGGAGCCGGGAGTGTTTTATGTTCTTTTACGAACAAAGAAGCCCAATCGCAGGGAGTAGGCGCCCTATTGGACTCAGAAGACCCCGCCTACGATGCAAGTGATTCCCTCCGAGGAATCCCCAGCTTTACAGGCATCTCATATGATGCCGAAACCGGTCTAGTCGTTTCGATAGACCAAGCCGAGATCGGCGTAGATCAAGCTAAGTTCACTATCGGACGCCCGGTAAAAGGATGGACTGGCAAGATGCGTAATCTCGACGGCACGGACCTGACCTTCAAAGTGCTCGACGTTATGCAGGATCGCACAGTGGGCGTATTCCGTATCCGCTTGTCTGTTATGAAGGACGCCGGGCAGGGACGACGCATTAACCGCGCAGGGGAAGGCGGAGTATGAGTTTTGCCGATAAAATCCCCGTAATGAAGTTCGAGCTTGTAAAAGCCTCGATCGCATCTCTCCTCGTCGCAGAGAGAAATAACCAACTGGCCCTACTGGCCGCACCCCCTTACGAGCTTTCTTCTACAGTGATCGACAACGATTACGACTTCAACGTGTTCAAGGATGCTTTCGCAGTGCCGGATGCCTCCGAACTCCCGTGCATAAACGTCTACAATAAGGACGGCGCTTTCGACGCAGGCAAAGGCTACACCGACAGCAAGTGGCACACCTACAATCTCGCGGTGGATTGCTACTCCATCTCCTGCGCCGAGCCGGAAGCAGATGCAAGTAAGCTCGCCTCCGCCCGACTCGACTACCTCTGGGGGCAAGCGTTCGGGATACTCAGCTCGGAAGAGAACTGGCACAAAGGGTTGAAGGACATCATCCGTGTCGCACGGTTCACCGACTGGCAACAGAAGATCGTCGTCATCGGCTCCGATGAAGCGGCGGAACAGATTTTAACGATACAATCTACTTTAGAGTTGCAATTTGAAGAGCCAACTGAAAGGGTGTCCGGCGAACCCCTTGAAGAGTTGGTTGCAAGTCTTGAGATTGATGAGCAGTTTATTAGTCCTTTTGTAACGAAGATACTCACATAAATGGAGGAATTAAGATGGCAGGCGTACTAAGAAGTTTAAGTCCCTTGGCGCGAGCAAGCGCGACAGGTATCACTTTCAAGCAATTGAATCTCGAAACGGCGGCAGCTATCCGTCCTGAAGTTATTGCCGTGATCGGTCAATACGCGACAGGAAAGACCGGCATCACCGAAGACACTCCTCTGTTGTCCGATGGCACAACGGATCAGGCTTTTGCGCTGTTCGGGGCATCCCCTCTCTACTACGCGGCAACAAAGCTCTTTCCTCTTAGTGGAAACGGCGCCAAGGTTCCTGTGTATTTCGTCCCTGTAGAGGACGGGACCACCGCCGCGACCGGAAACATTCTTTTCTCCGGCGCCGCCACCAAAACTTTCACTGCACGGGTTACGTTCCGGGAACTCCCCTTCGCTTCCGCTGCAGACGCCGTAGGCAAGATCGCTACCAACGCTCAGATTGATCCGGCTGTAGCTCCTCGGGGCAAAAAGCTGGATTACTTCAACACCTTCGGCATCCGCCTGGTGGTAACAAAGGGAGACACCGTAGCGGAAATTACTACCGCGATCTTGGCCGAAATGGCTGAGAACCCCGACTTCCCGCTTACGGGAGCCGAGAACGTAGGTGACGAGTCCCTCGACCTGACCGCTAAATGGAAAGGCGCTACCGGGAACTTCGGAATCAACATGGTTCTGGACAACGGCGACGCGATCACTTCCGGCGACACAGGTTTGACTTTGACCGTCACCGATATGTCAGGCGGAGCGGACGCAGTAAGCGTTTCGGATGCACTGGCGAGCCTGACCGAATCTTTCGGCGTTACCCGCGTCATCAATCAGTTTGACGATGACACCAACCTCGACGCGATTCAGGCGTGGGGTGAAGGTCTTCGTACCTCACTGGTAAGCCAATTCGTAATCTCCTACTTCGGTCGGGAATATGATGAGAGCGGAGTAGTCGCAGGCACGGTCGATGTGGCCGCGATCAAAACCTTCGGGGACGGTCGACGCATGGATGCAGTGAACTCCGGGATCTACGGAACCTTCGGGGACCTCCGCGAGATGCTTTGGGATCAGCGGGATACTTTAGTCAAGGCAGGCATCACGAACATCGAGATCATCGGCGGCGTACCTACCCTGATGGACGTCGTGACGTTCTTCCACCCAGAAGGCGTACTCAACCCCATCTTCCGCTATGATGATAGTATCACCAAAGAAGGCAACCTCGCCTTCGATCTGCGATACTTCTTCAGTCAAGAGGATTGGATGAGCAAGATTATTGTCTCGGTCGACTCCAAGACCACCAACCCCAACGCGATCGACATCAACGGCTTTGCCGCCGCAGTAAACGGTCGTGCGGAGTTGTGGGAGAAGGCGGCGCTGATTGCCAGTGCGATCTTTGTGAAGGAGAACTCCATCTACGAGATCGACGACCTGAATCCAACCCGATTCAATGCGAATATCAAAGGGCAGTTGACCAGCACCGGTCGCATCTTTGATAACACTTTACTGATGGGATTCCTCTTTGGAGAGTCCGCTTAAACCCCATAAGGAGGTAGTCTAATGCCAGGAAGCAGTTTTTATGTATCATTCAATGGCCGGAGGTTCGCCCTCCCCGAGGATAATGAGCCAGAAGTAACGATTGGAGGCGTGGGCAATAAAGAAGCCCTTCGCAATGGTGACGGCACTGCTGTCCCCCAGAAAACCTTTAATCAAGGCGCGGTACGGGGCTTTACCCCTCGCATGCGTCTCTCCAATGGCGACTTGGAAGCTATGCAGGGCTTGGTCGGTAAAGCCGGTGTAAGCATGGTGTATAGTGGACCTGACGGCGTTTTTGAAGGCTCTGGCTTCATCGTTTCCGGTGAAGAAGGTGTTAAAATGAATCAAGGTACGGGCGTAATCGAGTCCATTGATTTTTGGTGTGAAAGCGGAAACCCGCTCAAACGCGGATAGTCTAAGCCCCCGCATAGGGGGCATTTTAAAATAACAAGGAGCGAGCAGTGGAAATTAAAATTTGTAAAGAGACGGCAGAAGAACAGATTGCGCAGTTTGGTAAGGCGTGGGGATTGTACGATGCGAAGGCGATCATCTCAGGGGGGAAAGAATCTTCCATCCCGGACGACGTTCGCGAGCTTTTCTTAGCCAACGTAATGACCGGGAATGTCGAGTTCCTTGAAGATGGCAAGAAGGTGGTTCTCAACCTCAGTACCCCGTTGGACGATCTCGATAAACTTGAGTTCAAAAACAAGCTGAGAGCTCACCACATACGCGAGGTGCGGGAACTTCCTGAAGAGGATCAACCCCTCCACATCGCCTGTGCATGCACCGGCGTTGGCGCAGGCAAGCTCTCTTCCTTGACCAGTAGAGACTCTGCAGTGCTGACGGCGGTTACAGTATATATTTCTTTTTCGTAACCCCGGTAGTAGTTAAATATCTGTCCCTATTGGTCTTGAACCGGGCAAGTCCGATCTCTGAACTAGAGAATATGGACTTGCCCTGTTTAGTTTTCTACGGCAGGATGTGGGAACTGGAAATGAAAAACCAAAAGCGCGAGTTTGATAAGGGGAAAAAGAAGGGGTAAATACTGTGGCAGGATTCATGTACAACGTAGGGGTTCGGTTCAAAGGCGTCAATCGCGTCTCCCCTGCCCTCAAAACGATCGAGGTCGATGCGAAGCGTACGTCCATGCGGATGTACGCTCTTGCTACGTCAACCAAGAGAGCCCTCGGAGGCTTGCGTATGCCTGGAGGGGCAATAGGGATGATAGGTGGTACTGCCGCGCTCTACGGAACTGCCCGCGCAATGGGGAGCATCGTTCAAGCCTCCGGTAGATTTGATGTGGCAAATATCCAATTTGCTAAACTGATCGGCAACGCCGAAACCGCAAAAGACACCCTTAAAGAGATGGTCACTTTCGCGGAACGTACCCCTTTTGAATTTATTCAATCCCTAGAAATATCTAAAGGACTCCTCGCCGCAGGGGTAGCCGCGAAGGGCCTGATCCCCACCATGCGCATGCTGGGCGACTTGGGCATGGGCGACCCCGAAAAGATGGGGCAACTGTCCCTAGCCTATTCTAAAGTCCGCATGACCGGAAAAGCCACATGGCGCGAATTGCGCATGTTCGCGACCGCCGGTGTCCCTATTTTTGATGAAATCCGCAAGATCACTGGAAAAACGCAGGCCGGACTCGAAGCCTTTGTTCGACAGGGCCGAGCTAAGTTCCCTCTTCTTGAGCAAGCGCTGAAGAATCTCTCTGGCGAGGGAGGCATGTTCCAGGGGATGATGATGCAGATGATGAACACCGTTCCGGGCTTAGTGTCGAACATGAGTGACTCCTTCTTCAAAGTCAAAACAGCCATAGGCGATGCGATGGAGATTCCTCTGAAAACCGTACTCACCTTGGTAACGGCCTTGGCGGGAAGGTTTCACGAATGGCTCGGCGCAGGCGGGGCGGAAGGAATTACGCGGGGCTTCAACAACGCTTTGGGGGTCTTAGGGATGAAACTCCTTTGGGCCAAGGATAACTTCGGGCTGTTCATGGAAAAGGCCAAGACCGCCATCAAATGGATCAAGGTAGGCGCGATCACCTTCGCAGGTTTTGCTCTCGCGGTAGGGGTTATCGCGCCGATACTCGCGATAGTAGCAACGGCTTTTCAAGTATTCACCGCCCTCGTAATTGGGGGAGCGTCCGTCATGGCGGCGGCCTTCTGGCCCGTAACCTTGACCATCCTCACTATCGCGGCAGGCATTGCTGCGGTTTATTTTGGTTTAAAGAAGATTGGGCTATTAGGAGGTAAAGGCTTTGCAGGCCCTACGATAGACTATTCCAGCGTATTCGAGGAAACCTTCGGCATGAAGCTCCCCCAATCCGCAGAAGGGCAGGCCGCCGTGTCCCGGTCCGAGCAATACAGTACGAGCACTCAGACTGCGAACGTCAACCTCCGCCTCCCCGCAGGCATGGAGGCTGAAACTGACGGCGAGATACCAGGGTTCTCTATCCAGAGCCTCAACCTTGGCACTCAAGTGAGGCCCGCATAATGGCCATACTAGACGCACTCAAAGGCCCTTCAGGGATAAAATTGACAGACGAGCCCTATGGCGCGGACATGGAGAAGGGCATAATCTATGTGTCCCCCTCCCGTAAAGAATTTCATCCTAGATTCTCCGAAGTTCCAGTCGAGCGACGCCGGAAAGCGAAGGCGTTTGAGTTTATCGACAACGAGGATACCTACGTTCAGGATCTAGGAATGACCTCGGAGAAGATCACCCTCTCCCTGTATTTTGTTGGCCCCCACCACCACGTAGAGTCGCTTGACTTTCAAAAGGCCATCTCCGAGAGAGGACCGGGCACGCTTGAACTCCCCTTCGATAGTGGGCGGGAAAGAAAAGTCATCGTCTTGAGCTACAAGAAGACCAACCACTTTGTCGACGCTATCAACCGTACCGTGTTTGAGGTGGCCTTCCGGGAAACCTCCGAAGCACTGGCCCCCAACGCCGAGACTCCTGATCTTTCTGCGGTCGTAGCCAATCTCTCTGCGCAGCAGGCGTTGTCGGAGGGACTCAGCCTCAAGGGATCTATCGCAAATGCCGTAGGGAAAGTCCGTGGAGGCGTTGGTGCGGTAACGAGTAAGCTCCAGGCAGGCGTGCAGGCGGTCAACGTCGTAAAGAACAAGTTCGAGTCCATAGCGACTTCTATTGATTTGAACGCCAGCCTCCTCCTTGAGAAGCCCCTGATTATCGCTTCCCAGATCCAGAGCCTCGCGTCTATCCCTATTTTCCCGAGAGCTTCGGAACTGCTATCAGCCTACGGCGATGCGATAGAGAATTTTAAGAACGTGCCCGCTATCTTCGTCTCTGGCCTTAAAAACAGTTTGCTTGTTGATATGGTTTTTGGCACGGCGCTGGTGTCGACGCTGGGAGTGAAGGTCACTCAGGCGCAGTACGCCAGCAGGGATGAAGCGGTCGAAGCCTTTTCCGCCGTGCAAACTATCTTTGAAGACTATATTGAAAACCTTATCGCGCAGGAAAAAGCGACAGCGGAATTGCCTCTTGAAGAGCGGTTCGTCGTTGATCCGGCAGTGTACGAGAGTATGTACTTCCTCCTTCAACGCATCACAGGTAATGTAGACGGCATACTGCTCGGACTACAAAAGGAAGTGACCTTCGTCGCGGATCAGGATATTTCCCCCTTGGTCATCGTAGCGGAGCACTACCCCGTACTCTTTGCGGAGGACGTAAACATCGCTCTCAGTCTTTTTGAGAACACCAACGACCTCAGTGCGGACCGGATATTCCTCATCGCTAAAGGTGAAGAGTACAAGGTGATGATCTAGTGCTAGGTAGAACCGTCAGGATCGGGGATCTCGTAGACGCGGGCGCCTTAGAGGGGAAAACCAATTGGCGGGAGGTTACGCAAGCCATCTCCGAAGCTGCATACGGCCATCCTTCGTATGCCGACACCATAGCCATGCACAGTTTCCAGTTCGACCTTGTGTTCGGCGCGGAGCTCATACCCTTGGCGGATCAGAAAATCTACCTACCCGTCATAGACGAAGGCACCCCTGTTGAGAGGAACTCGATAATCCGCGGCCCTGGGAAATACTACACTGCCGCCCCCGAGCGCGAAGAATACCTTAGACAGCAAATTGCTGGGCTCGAAGGCCCCCCAGAGAGCTACAACTTCGGGGATTTAAGTAGCGCCACCACATTAGAGGATGTAGAGGAAGTCCTCCCGCACAGGAGCAACATATCTGTGGCCCTTCGTGCGCAGATCGACGTTGCGCAGAAAGAGCACCCGAAAGGGACAACCGTTGTCGTTTTCCGCCGCGAACCGGAAGACCCAGAATTTCCAGGGGCGTCTCTCAAGCAGAGCCGCAGATGGAAGATAGAAAACCTGATTTCTTTGACGGTAAGGCAGTCTCTCTTCGAGGGCGCCCGCGCAGTCGAAATGAAGTGGCCTCTCGACCTGAACGATGCTCCTCACCAAAATCTCTATGGCAACAGTGTCGTGGTTCTTAACGAGGGCAATCTCATTTTTTCAGGGATATTGGTGCAGCCTAAGATCGAAAGTAAAAAAGGGCAGACGATTACCTGGGTGGCACAGAGCCACACCTATACGTTCATCAAGACCCACTTTAACCCAACCTCCTTCAAGCTCGGGTGGGACCAGATGACTCCCCTGGCGGTGGTGTCCCAGCTTTCCCACCTTTTTGTCCAGCCTTTTTCGCTAGATGAGACAGCCAAAGAACTTTTAGCAGTGCCTTATGCTGATTCAGATGGACTCGAGCACATTAATAGCGACATCGCGGGAACGACCCCCTTTAAGTTCGCTGAAAAGCTAATCTCCGCAGCAGGGATGTACGTACATTGCCGTGCCGATAGCGTATTGAGCGTGAGAAAGGTGAATCCGAGGGGAGACGCCGTTGCGACGCTGAGACAAGGGGATAACGTCGAGTTTAACGTAAAATATAACTATGGCGATCTCGCACGCACCTATTCAGTCTTGTCGCAAAAACGGGACGCAGAGGATATTCAGATGGCGGAAATGCCTGAGTTCCCCCTACCTATTTTTCGTAACCGGGTACGGACTACCGGCCTCGGAGGAGCGCTAGATGTTGCAAACTCATGGGGTGCAGGCGTGGCCGTGTATGAGCTGTCCAAGTCTTTAGCGGAGGCCGTGAACATTCAAGTGATCGTCCCCGAATGGGAAGTGCCGGAGACTAACCGCCTTTGGGAAGTGGGGGATCGGGTGGAACTCGACGCACCCATCTACGGATTGGTGGGGGCTGAAGGCCCGCTACAGGCGGTCGTATCCGGGATCACCCTCACGCACACAAAGGTGCAGAAGAAAGCCGCTTTGTCGCTATCCCTCCCAGGAGTGTTCGATGTCCGGTTGCCGCAAGTCCTCCCCTTCCTGCTTGGGCCGGAGCAGGACGTAGGCTTCCGCTCCGTCAGTTTGACCGAATCAGGAGGCGACAGTGAATCATAAAGCCAACCTAGAAAAAGTGGTGTCGCTCTCTGCCACACTACGGGGCTTCCGCATCGTCCGGTTTTTCGGGGAACGGTTTACTTCCCGCCAGTACGCACCGCCCGGTTTGGATTCCAGCCCTCCCGCAAACTCCAGCCCGCTAGTCGATGCCGTCGGCGGAGACACCAGCTACCTTGCGACGTATGCGTTTTTAGACAAGATTGAGAAGCTGGCAGAGCAGGGCGAGACGCGCATCTACTCTACCGAGGACGGGGAAACCGTCGCCGCTTTCGTATTCCTGAAGAAAGACGGGAAAATCCAGATGAACGGCACGGACTACGGGGGCTTAATCAAGATAGCCGAACTGGAAGCCAAACTGAACGCTCTTATTGCCGAATTAAACGCACACACCCACGCGACCTTCCCGGTCGACAGCGGGCCTTTCACCGCCTTTGCCCGCACGGATTTCGAGAACACGGAGATTGAACATGGCTGATATGCTTATTAGGGATCATGGAGATGGAGGGGATGTAGTTCCTCGCGCGGAAACGACTTGGGATGACAGCCTCGTACCGACGAGCGACAACGCGGACCTCCACCAAGACACCGGCATAGGGTCCGCAGTGTACCTCTCCCTGTTCGGCGGCACCTCCTGGTGCGACGGTTTGAAAGCGAAGAACGAGCTCGTCCCCTCCGCAGGGGAGTTTGAAGCGTCTTTGAACGCCCCCATCTCGGCGGGATCTATCGCAGATATTAAGCGCAAAGCCGAAGCACAATTGGTATGGCTCACCGATCAAAAGGTCGTTGAGACAGTGGAAGTCTCCGTTCGTAATCCACAGGTAGGTAGGATTGAGATTGACATTTCCGCGACAGAGCCAAATAGTGCCGAGAACAGATATAAAATCCTATGGGACGCATCTGCTCAAAAACTCATTGAGATGGTGCGCAACCCCTAATTTTTGGAGATCCGTAAGATGGCGAAATTAGAAGTACCGTCCGTAAGGGACCTATACGAAGCATTTATCGCAGATTACGAATCCCGCACCGGCCAGAAGACTCCGCTATTGCAAATTGCCTTTATCCGCATGCTTGCGTGGCCTTTCTCAGGTTTGACGGTTCTGTGCTACCGTTACGGTCAGTGGATCTATTTTCAGCAGTTCCTAGCGACCTGTTCGTTAGACGCCCTGAAAATCCACGGCGCACGGGTAGGGCTCACGATCAAAGATGGCTCAAACACTATCGCAGAGGTTACGCTCTCTGGCGTCACGGCGACCGACATACCTACCGGCACCGTATTTGTCTCCCCCACCAGCAGAACCTTCAAGACTACCGCGTTGACTCCCGTAGTCGACGGCCTTGCAGTATGCGTGATTACTTCTTTCCAGACCGGAGAGATTACTGCCGTTAATATCGACGACACCATGACTCTGGCCGCGCCCCTGAACGGTGTACCGGACGAAGGGCTAATCACTACGGTTACGACAGAGGGTGCTGACCCTGAACCGACAGAAACCTTCCGTGCCCGCGTACAGTTGCGGTATCGGGTGCAACCGCAAGGGGGTGCCGCCGCAGACTATTTTATCTGGGGAACGGAGGTAGACGGGGTGTTGGATATTTTTCCCTACGTTATCGCACCAGGCCTAACCTCCATCTACGTCGTAGAAGCCGGGAGTGGAGACGAAAGAGAACCCAGCCCTACTAAACTGGCGGAAGTCGAGGCGTATCTTCGCCAATCCCCAGACTCGGCAGTGTATGACCGGCACCCGGTACAGGCTATTTTGACCGTCCTCGCCCCTATTTTTACCGATTACGACGTGGCCATTACTAGCTTAGATGCTTCAGCCAATACGACGCAAAACCGTAACGACATTAAAGCGGCGATTGTGAATCATCTGGACTCCCGCAGACCGGAGATACCTGCGCTGGATTATCCTGCTTCGGAGGCGTCGATCGGCCCCGCCGAGCTGTCCGCACGAACTTCGGACGTATTGAGAGCATCGCAGAACCCCGGCACTTTCCTAGATTTAGTCGTCTCCATCGGGGGTTCGCCTATTTCAGGCAAAAGCCTCCTCGACGTAGGCGGATTGGCTAACCTCGGTACGCTGACCATCAATGGTACGGTGGTAACGTGAGTCTAGTCACCCGAGCATTCAACACTTTGCTCCCGACCGGGAGGGCGTCCGCCATGCAGGCTCCGGCGGTACGCATGCTGCGGGACTCCGCGTTGTTCCTTGTTGAGGGTTCGCGTCAATTCCTGAGTGAGGTCTACGGGGACCTGTTCTCTCCCACTATGCGGGAGGACGCCATTATTCAGCTAGAGAAGCAGTTCGGCCTACGCCCTGCGGAAACCGACACTTTAGAGGATCGCCGGAGCGTCATCGAACTGGTGTGGCGTGCGGGCGGGCAAGGCCCCGGCGTCCTACAGGAAAAATTACAGGCGGCGGGATTCGATGTCATCGTCGTGGAAAATATTCCTTACGCCGATTTAACACTGGGCGACGCGCTCCAGATGACGACCGCCACCACAAACTTCACCATGACAACGAGCGTCAGCACGCTTATGTTCGGAGAGAACGAAGCGGGGTACCTGCTAGGGAATGGCCGACTACTGCAGGAAGATGGTAGTCGGTCTGATCCCGTGGTTACGCCTGTTGCTGCGGGTGCAGGCCAAGCTCCGACTTTCGGCGCGGACGTACCCCCCGCCGCCCTCATCACCTTTGGCGCCGTCGCGGGGAAAACCTTCGGCAACGAGATTAACCGCTGGGCGTATGTGTTCTCCGTTGAGGGCACTGGCGGGGCACTGGCAAGCATAGCCTCCCAGCGCAGAGAGGCCTTTGAACGGATAATACTGCAATGGAAGCCCGCGCACCTCGCCGTGCTCCTTAGAGTAGAATTTACATAAACGGAGATAGCTTATGAAGAAGATAACAGACTACACGCCGGTTGTTGCTGCGGGCGGAGCCTACGACCACGGGAAACTAAAGAACGAAGCCTCTCCGGGTGCGGCGGACGGCACCCCGATTGACGCAGACATTGTTACCGATGTGCTCTACGCCATGTACGCGGTGATGAAGCATACCGGAGTCACGCCATCGAGCGTAATCGAGGATACGGATCTGGTAGCAGGCACGCACGATTTCCTCGACGCGCTGAAACTCTTGATGAAGTTGAACGATAATCCATTTATGAACTATGCTTATCTTCGTGACGAGCAGACCGCCGGAACAGCCGCCGGAGCATTTACGTCCGGGGCATGGCGTACTAGGGACATAAACACCGTCGCAGTAAATCGAATAGCCGGAGCGAGCATAGCGTCGAATCAGGTGACATTGCCTGCCGGGACATATCGGGTTAAAGGTTCGGCTCCGACATTTGACGGCGCTGTGGACGTGGGTACGCACCACAGGGCAAGGCTCTACGACACCACTGGCTCGGCTGTGTTAGCTATCGGCCAAGGAGGTGCGCACGACGGCACTACTGCTAGAGACAGGACGTTATCAGATTTGATAACTGGCGAGTTTACTCTTTCTATACAAAGCGTACTTGAGCTACAGCATTGGACAACCGCCTCGATTCAGTTCGGCAACGCAATGAACATAGACAGCCTGAACGAGGTATATTCTGAAATCGAAATCTGGAAGCTAGACTAAAAGAGGTTTTATTATGAAAAAGATGTCCACCTACACTAACGCTTCTGCCGACGGGGTGCCGACCGGCTTTGCCTTCGGACAGGTTAAGAATGAATCCTCTCCCGGTGCGCTAGACGGTACGCCGGTCGATGCAAGCGTTTTCGTCGATCTAGCCTACGCCCTTTATGCCGTATTGGCCGACCAGGGGGTTACTCCAAGCGGCACCACAGAAGATACGGCGAGTAGCCACGATTTCCTTGATGCGCTGTACAGTCTTGTGGCGGCCAACACTGGCGGTTTCTTAGCGTCCAACACGACAGTGAACCTTGACGCTTCCATGACCGCCGCAGAGATTCAGGCGTTGATCGATGCACAGCCGAAGAACCTGAACGGGCTCAATCTCACATTCGCTTTTGCAGATGGGACATATACCCTAGATAGCATTCTCACTTTTAAGGATTTTGGTAATGGAACGCTTTCGATCCTTGGAAATACCGGAGAAGATGAAAACACGCTCCATACAAATCAAGCGGTCTATCTAAATTTCACAGGAGTGACATCGGGACTTCGACTCACCAATAACGCTCAAACCTATATCCACAATCTAAAAATCCAGATAACGGACACCGACACCAAGGCGTGTTTATATGCCCGATTTACAACGATAAGAGTACAAGGGTGTTATTTTTTAAACGCAGGAACAACGAACAGTACAATCGGAGTCGATGCTAATCAGGTGCAAACCTTTGTCGGCTATACCTACTTTAGTAAAATGAAGTACGGAGTAAAACAAAGCATCGGATGTTGCTCTCTAACCGCCTGCGACGATACCGGAACGAAGCCCGACTATGGGGTATACGCAAACTTAGGGGGGGTAGTTGGTTGGACAGTATCTATCCCGACCGGAGCAACAGCCGACACCCTCATGGCTAACGGTGGAATTGTTCAATACACTTAGGATTAAATTATGGATCAAATTAAAAAACTTGCAGAACAAACTATTCTCGCCATCGCTCCTGAGTTTAAGCAACGCAACATGATTGCTAGAGCTATCGAGCTGGAGAACCTACAACGGACGGGCGTTTCTACGCCGGAAGAGGATGCCGAGGTCGAAGCTCTCCGAGCAATCTGGGCGCGAATCAAGGCTATTCAGGTTAAGAGCAACGAGCTTGAGGCCCAGTATGGCGACACGGAGCCTACCCGGCAGGAGTGGCGGGATATTGCGGAAGAAATAAGAAGTCAATAGCCCCCACGAAGGCTAGAACTTAAAAGCCTTCTCGATTTCTTTCAGAACCCGGTGGTGGACGTTTTGTTCCCAAATAGCGTCTGCACGGGTTTTCATAACCCCCATGTATCCCGGCTTGATCGTCGGGCGCTTCTTCAGTTTCTTCTTTTTCGGAGACAAGGTGTGCATGAGGGTGATCTTCTTGCTGATAACCCGGAACGCCCCGAGAACGTGGCGCTTCTTCATTAGGGGGAGCAAGTACATCCGACCTTTCGTAATCCGTACAGCGATGGCGTGGGCTCGACTAATCCTAGCTCCGACAGACATGCGCCCGCCGCCGGTAAATGCTTTCTTCCCCTTACGGCCCACTTTCTCCAGATCCTTCATCCCGAGCCACTTCTGCCCTTTCGAGGGACGGTTGACTCGGGATACCGGACGGTTCGCGCTTCGGCTGACACGGGCTCGCGTCGTTGGAGTACGCACCAGCTTATGCCCCGGACGAGGGCCGAGCGTTTCACCAAGCTCCTGTTGGCGTAGATCCTTGAAGGCTTTAGGGCCACGCCCGAACTTAACGACGGACAACTGCCCTGCGGAGGATTCCATCTTATTTAGATCGAAGGTGTTGTCGCATCGCTTGAATCGCACCGCTTTCTGCTCATGGGTGTTGCGGATCGTAAACTGCTTCGGCATCTCCTTGTTGACGACGCGCATGCGCGTCTCGAAGGCCAATTGGTTCAAGGTGCCCCGTGCTGCGAGGGGGAGCGCCGACTTGTTTAAGATGGCAAGCGTGTGGGCGAATTTCTTGAACACTAAATCTGGACTTTTCTCTACCATTAATTTCCTTGCATCCTCTGCGGTTTAGATATAAATATAAATGCCTGTTGATAAGCAACCCAAAAGAGGATTCGATTAAATGCCTAGATTAAAATATCACATTACAGCCGGAACCCCTCGATCAGGGCATATCCGCATCGACCCTAATACTTTTTACAACGTAGGAACCGTACAGTCCGTTATGCTGAAAGCCAAGGTTACGGATGTTCTCCTCGTCAACACGTCCGAGGATATCGACTCCTCTGTTTCACTGGAAGCACCCGGCGAGGCCGCCATCGAAACAGACATTCGAGCCCTCTACATTCTAGGCCAGGAAGGCACGCGGGTTGTTACCGACGACGGAGCGTAGCCCATGTCCCTGCTAAAGTTTAGCTGCGCTGACACCGACGACACCTTTAACGTACTCAACAGTGGGGGCGTTTTCTACTCACACCCGGCCTCCCCTGGCGACATCATTTGGTGGGCGCGTGACGGGATTGAGGACGGAACCGAGAACGTCGTCAACGACCGGATCGGCACGATAGACGACGCGCTGTATGTGAACCGTCCGGTTTGTGTGACGAATGGGGTGAGTGATTACTGCGTACTAGACATCGCATCTGTCCCTACGGCATCCACAGGTATGCTTTCTTTCTGGATTAAGCCTGCCGAGATTACTACATCAAACAAGATGATTTACTCTGCAAGAACTGCGGATCAAACTGAGCGATTCTATTTCTATCGAACAACGGATCGAATCTGGTTTGAGATCAGAGCGGGGGGTGTTACTCAACAACAGGGGAATGCTACCGTGGGGTTTGTTGCGGGGGAATGGGCATATATCGAGATTATACAGAACGGCGTAGCTCTTGACATAAAGAAGAACGGAGTATCTAAAACGATTGGGTACAATGTCACCACAGATAAAACCTCTTGGTTCCACACAGTAACGCCAACCCACGCGTCTATTGGGGCACATTATGTTGGGGGGTCTTCCTGTATTGCTATAGAACTAGCAAACGTCAACATCAACGATCACGCGCTATTCCCAATGGAAGAAAATTCCGGCGATATAGCCTATGACAAGTCAGGCAATGGCAACCATGGTACATGGGTGGGAACCATCGCCAACATCCGTGCAGGCCGTGCCGACGTAGCCAGTGACGCGCTGTTGAATGGGTTTACTGGGGGGACAGTATCTACGGGCGTAGATCAGTATATTGATACGGGCTTTGTTCCCGATGAGAATACGAGCATTGAACTAACCTGTGGAGATCTCAGTTCCCATATCCACGTTGGCGTTCGGCAAGGGGCATATGACTTCTTTATCCAAGGAGTTGCAACTGGTTATGCCGCTCAATTTGGCGACACGTTTACCGCGCCTGAGATCGCTAGAACCTCAAGAGATGTGGTGATTCTAAATAAAGATGGCCTCTCTATTAACGGAGTTAACACGGCACATGAAGCCTACGTTTTCGGGGCTTTCTCCACCAATATGTACTTGCTCGCCGCGAATAGTGGCGGGTCTGCTTTCCTCCCAGCTAGTGGGAATTACTTTAGGCTGAGAGTAACAGACAGCGGCACATTGATTCGCGACATGGTTCCTTATGGTGATGGGCAGATGTATGACCGAGTGAATGATGTGGTCTATAGCGCCGGAGCCGGAACACTTGAAACGCTACAAGTCCCAGCCGACACCTCCGCACCAACGAAGGACGTACTTGGTGGCGACCTGACTAACCTCGGAGGCGACACGCACAACGGAGCCATTGTTGATGTCCGCCAAGACGACAACGTATTCAAGGCGGGCACGATCAACCGCTTCTCGGCAGACGGCACGACGATTGACGATGTAACGTGGGCGACGCTGGAGTTCCACTACAACAACATGAACGGCTCCTACAACTTCTGGCTTAAGAAGACCGACGACAATCACTACGAATATGTCCAGTATGATTTTGCGAAGAGCTTTGTCCCTGCCGAAATTAGGCGGAACGAGGAATATTTCGGTGGAACGTCCGGCACGTTGAGAAACGAGGATGGCGATTACGTCCTGCAAGAAGATGGCTACGTAGTATTTACTAACGAGGAAGCGTAATGGAACAAGTCCCATATAGCACCGAGCAGATGGCGAATGGCACAAGAAAGAGCATTGATCCTTCTCGGCTTGTCTCCTATCTACCCGTCGGATCGCCGCATGAAACGGATGTGCTGACAATTGATACATGGACAAAACTTCTCGTTCCAACAACTGCGAAAGAGCTGAAGGAATATGCCATTGTAGATACGGGCGCTGGTGATTTGAGGTATCAGTACCAAGGTGACGCAACTCGCTCATTCAAGGTTTCTATGATTACTTCGGTTAGCGCCGATGTGGCAGCCACTAATGTTGAATTTGCTATGTCAAACGGGACTATCGGAGTGGATCAAGATGATCTTGAGACTGGCATCTATGGCAAGTCTGATCAAAAGTTTGCAGGCGAATCGCTTCCGCTTATCGCAGGAGGCGTTTTCACAGCAGACCCTCTCGACACCATTGCCATCTGGGTGAAAGTGGATAAGGCCGGATGCAAATTAACATTCTCTGGCATGTCTATTGTAATTATTGAGGTAAATTAATGGAACAGCTAGATAAAAGCACACAGGAGATCCAGAACCGGCTCGATCTCATCATTCCTAAAGCCTCTGGCGTCGGATATAAAGTCGATGAAACGACACCGACATTCCCTTGGCAGGACATTATAGGATTGATTATGCCGGACTACTCCGGCGTGAATGCTCCGACCGTAAAATCCTTCAGAGGGGACCTGCGTGGGTGGGCTTACGGTTCTGGAGACAAGGTAGATTGCGTCCATCACATCCCTCACGACTATGTGCTGGCGCAGGATTGCTACGTCCACGTCCATTGGAAACATAACGGCACGGCCATCTCTGGCGACTTTGGACTAACAGGCGCTTTGGATTACGGGGATCGTGATGGAATTGGTGTCGCTCCTATCGCTCCGGTGATTACCTATCCGACCGTCGATATTGCGACGACTCCGCAGTACGCGAAGATCGTTACAGAGATTCAGCTTTCATCTGCAACGCCGTCAGCTACACAACTGGACTCCGGCATCATTACGGTTGACGGGCTAGTGGAATCGACTTGGACTCTATCATCCCTGCCTACGATCACGGGGGGCGACCTGTTTATCTCGACGATTGACATTCATTATCAATCAACAGGTATTGGGACTAAGAACAGCGGCGCACCATTCTACGGATAAAACTATGACCGATTATAAAAACTATAGATTTAGAGAGCTACCGATCTCATTCCTCGACGTAGATGCACCGGAGGATTGCCTCTGGTCTACGGCGAAAGGTGAGATGCGCGACTTCTACATGAACTTCGTCATATCCGCTGACGGCACGAAGTATATGGCTCGGGACCTAGCCAAGGAAAATGAGCACAACCGGAGCGAAGCTGTTACCGAGGCTGATCTTGATGAGTGGGATAGCTTCTACGAAGGCCACGGCATTACAGAATCTTTTGGAATCGAAGAATATTGGACTAAACTTGAATCACCAGAATATAAAGCAGAGGGAGCTTAATGACAATGGATATTAACAGTGTTGGAGTCGGAGTCACGGTTGCCACCGCGATTTTAATCGCAAATGCGGGGCTAATGAAGTTAGTGATAAAAAGCGCGTTGACCGATCTCCACCTCACGGTGTCACAAGATTTCGTTACGAAGACAGAGTTCAATCGACATATCGAAGGATGTGTATTAAACAAACCTGCTAAGAAATGAGCTGCTTCACAAAGCATCGATTCCTAATCGTGTATTTGATGGTGGGTGCAGGATTGGTTCTATCATTTGTCCATGAGCTTGGATGCTTTGTCATATTGGCACCAGCGTCCGTTATTCTTCTCAAGGCTCTTGGTGCATTAGAAGCCAAGCAACGGCGCATAGGCGACCTAGTTCTGTATAAGCCACCTATGGTTGAGCTTCAGTCTGCATTGCGTTATGCCCACGAAGTCATGGCCGTAACGGGATGGGATACAAGTGACTATCGAAAATATTGGAAGGACTGCGAAGAGTTTGCAGAGCGTCAATCCACTTTGATGAAGGAATGGTTTTACGAGAACGTCAAGGCTCCAATCGGCGCAGGCTTGGCAATCGCCACGTTTGGATACCGCAAAGAGAATGGTAAGGGTCACGTTGTTGTCGAGTGTATCAATTCAAAGGGTCGGCATGTATTCTTCGAGGTGTATCCCGGCTACGGCGAGCCAATCAATTTAACGAACAAGGAGATCCAGTCCTCTGATTGGTTCAACTTCGGAAAATAAAGGAGAAGCTATGAAAAAACTGATTCTAATTCTACCCGTTTTAGTGATCGCCGGATGCGTTACCGCAAGTCCGATTGATCTTCTTGTTCCAGCGCGACGACCTGTGCTTGCTCAAGACTACATGGGGCATCTGTTCCTCGATAAGCCTGCAAACTTTATGTACTACAGCCTGACCGACCTTAAAGCTAATAAGGCTCTGTTGCCTGTACGGAAGAAGGAACTCGAAGCTGCATATTATGTCGTCAAGGGCGAGCTTGATGTCACCATCGCTCCGCTGAACATGGTCAGCAACGTAGCTTGGGCTGCGATCACGATGGCTCTCGCCTCCGCTGGCATAATGATTCCAAAGCCGGGGACTAGTGCTAGAATCCAGACAGCAGGGCTACAAGATCCAGACGAGTTCAAAAAGGCATAGGCTGATGAAAAGAATCCAAGCCCTCAAATCTGCCATGCGTTGCACATGGCTCGACCTAAAGACCTGGATCTACGTTTGGTGGCAGACGTTGGACTAATCAAGTCCGGCAACGATTTTGCGAACCCGTCTATAGGTTTCGCGTAATTGTTCGACGCTCATAGTCTCAATGTCCTGCTTAATGTACTTAAGAAGCACTCCACTCGTCGCATTGCGTCGTGTAATAGGACCATCATCGCCACATTTGCAATATTCAATCAAGCACCTGCATTTTGATTTGCCCACTGTTCACCTCCTCGAAAAGTTTGTCCAGTCTTCAAGACGTTCAACGCATGACCCGCAGACAACCGGGTGTTCTGCATTCTTACACGCGCTGTAAACCACAAATCCGCATTGAGGTTCCCAGATAGCTGGCCGCCCCGCAATCTTCGGAGCCTTAACCCGATCGTCTATCAATTTCCCGGCTGATTCAGCATCCATCAGGATAGCGCAAGTCGCCATAATGTGAGCTAAGTGGGACTCACCGCTCTCCGCATCGACGTCCTCGCCATCCATTAACTGGAGCGTGTGCCTCTGAAGAGCCGCCGTGTAGGTGGACGTCTTGATCCCATCGCCTGCCCGCCAGTTGTAAATACCGTACCCCTTTGTTACCGCCCCATGATACAAGGCTCTCGCCATAGCCCGCAGGGCCACGGTCGGTAGTAGGTGCATCGGACACTTCAAGTCCCCGTTGGCTTTCTTTGGATCGGTGCTCATTGCCCCAGCTCCCGGCGTTGAACGATTAGGTCTTGAATACGGGGGTGGCGCTTGCTCGTTCCCGCCTTAATCAGCGCATATTCCCGCTCGATGTTCATGCCCAACAATGCGTCGACTTTCCTGTGGCCCTGGCGATTCGCTTGGTCACTTGCTTTATCTGCCCAATCAGCCATTAACTTACCTCCACCGCTTCAACGGCTGTTTCAAGATAATTATCACGGATACGCTTAAACGCTGCAGATCCCTGGTCAATGTCCGCAGGGATTTCGTGATTGGATATGTGGTTCCGTTTGATGTGGAACAGAAGTATCCCCTCCTGCTGGCGTTGCTTCTCTTTCCGACCTGCTTCCCCTTGCGGGTGCTTAGCTTTATGCCGAGCGGTTCTTTCCGGTTGTGACAGTTTTTCTTTCAAATCTCTACCTCCCGTATAATTGTTCGTAATTCAAGACCGGTGATCTTAGGGTTCTTTCGTACCAACCGCAACAAAGTTCCTGCGCGCTTACTCTTCGTAGTCTTACGTAGGAGCTTAATCGAGTCGCTAAATTCAAGCGATTTCTCAAGCCTAATCTTCTCCCGCTGGGTTTCCGCTTTGCATCCCTTGCAAGGCATGACGATGATTCCCTGATGCTGGCGGTAGTCGTAAAACTCCGTGATGTCTTTCGTTGTATCGCATTTCGTGCAATGGTGATGCTCTATTTCTTCCATCTACTCCCTTTCTGTTTATTTTTTAAACCGTTTTCCCGACCAGCCTTCAGCGGCGAGCGGGAGTCCCTTGGCCCACTCCGGGGCTTGGCACATTAACTTTTCAAATTCATCGACGGAACCGAAGTCCTCGTCGTCTTCCGCGACAATCTCATCATGGACGTGGAATATGATCGAGTACCCGGCCTCGTCCACGTTTAAGAGTCCCGCTACCAGTAGGTCCCGCGCCACGGCTTGAGTGGCATTCTCGGAAAGAATGAGGTGGGAGAGATCCCGCTTCACCCATTTATTGGTCTTGGAGTCCACACACCACGCCTGCACACGCCGAGCCTCTTTCCGCCAAAGGGGGGTAAAGCCGATACCCTCTTTCGGGAACACCTTCTCCTTCACGTCGGGTTGCTTCACATGGATTCCGCCGGAGTTGTCCGCCCAGATCATCATGTCCGAGAACGTAAACTTCACCCCTGGAGTAATTAAAGCCTTCTTCGCCGCCTCTCCGGGGCCGATCCACTCCGTATGACAAGTGGGCTCTGGGTAGTAAATCTTACGCCCCGAGGGGAGCCTGCACATTAAAAAGCCGTACTCTTTGCGGTATAGGTATGCCAGTTTACCGACGGTGAAAACTTCCCCTGGGTGCGTCACTGCGTCGGCGGCGGCATCTGTCAAATCGTACCAGAACTTTCTAGCCTTCGGATGCACCGTTCTCCAGCGCTTCACCAGATCCACTCGATCTGCGCGAAGCATGTCAGGAGCAAACTTCGCCACGGCACCTTGCCCTCCTCCAAATTGACAGGCGAGCGCCCCCGTTTTCCCGTCGGCTCGCAGTTTAGTCATCTCGTAGTTACCAGCCTTGTGGCCCGCGTAGATTTCCTCGTAGGGTACATTAAAACAATCCGCAGCAACCGCGCAGTAGGAGCACTTGCCCTCCCGGTAAATGTCCAGCTCGGCTTGATCGTCTGCCAGCCAAGCGAATACCCTCCCTTCGATGGCGCTGTAGTCGGCGGCAACGAGGCGCTTACCTTCCGTGGCGCAAATCATCCCCCGGATACACGTTGAGGCGGTGGGCATCGGGTCGCCCCACAACATCCGTACCGCTTCAAATTCTCTTTGGGTGAGCAGATCAATGCAATCTTCCGTGTCGGAAAAAGTTCCTCTTGGTAAGTTGTGAGGCTGAAAAATTTTTCCACTATGTCGACCCGTATTGGCTCCGTGGTACAGCATGGTCCCTCGCATACGCCCATCTTTGGACGCGCCTCGGATCAACGCCTGATATTTGGCCACGCTGGATTTATTGGCTTTCTGCGCGATGCGGAGCGCCGCTTCTACAATCTCGGGAACATCCGTACGCTCCAGAATCTCGGCAATGTGGTCCGCCGAGACAGAGGTGCAGGCTACGCCCTGCTTGGACACCCACTCCGCGAAGGCTTTGTAGTAACTCGGGGACGCCACTGCGCCGCCCGTTACATTCTGGAACTCGGCAGTGAGTCGGGCTTTTTCCTGATCGGTAAATTCGATCACAGCTTTGCAGGCTTCTAGGTCTACGGGGATGCCGCGCTGATTAATGATCTGATCGAGAAACCAAAACTCTTGTTCATACTCTGGTAAATCGGTGAGCCGGGAACTCAGGCCATGCTCGGCGTCTGCGTCAGTGATGCAGTAGTTTATCAACTGTACGAAGGCTTCAGGGGTTTCGAGCCAACGGAGGAGGAGGCGATCGTGCTCCCCCATATAGTCTCTTTTCCGCATATCGGCGGAGCTGTGCGCGGCTTTAAAATCTGCAAAAGGAATGCCGAGTTCGTTCGCGGCGTCTTCGTAGTGCTTCTTCAGCGGGGGCAAGGGCTTACACATCTTCTTCATCAAGGCGCTACCCGCCGTATCTTTTTGAACGGGCAAATGGAGCGCCTGCGCCGCGTTGCCGAGGGCGCGGGGAAGAGCGTGCGTCGCCGCCTTGGCTGCGGAACAGCGCCACCGTCGCAGAGGTACGTCTGGAAAGCCTAAACGCTTGTGCATGATGTGGTGCCATAGGGCATCCTCAAAGCCGGAGTTGTGCGCTTCAATCACATACTTAGAAGCTAAAAGGGTTTCGGTGATCCATTCATCGGATACGAGTGCACCCTTTATCTCGATTTTTAAATCGCCTAGTATTTCAAGGACGGCTTCCGGTACCCACCAGACGGTGGCTTGCTTCGGCATCTTGACGGACATGCAAAGTATCTCTGTAGAAGGGTCGGCGGCGTAGCGGTCAACGGTGGTCTTTAGCAGATCCACTAAACTTCGTGTCTCAAAGTCGATAGTTATTCTTTCCTTCATCGGGACAGCACCTCAAGCTCAGCTTTATTTTGGCGGATGATGCGTTCTAGGTTCTCAATGTGGCGGACAAGCACTTCTTCCGTCCACGACGCAGGGAAGCGCTTCACTTGGTCCAGCAACTCTTTTTCGTTTAAATTCATGTGGGAACCTTTCTTAAAAAAAGCTGGCGGCCAATAGTCGACCGCCAGTGTGAGGTTATCCTTCTTCGGTGAGGGTGAGCGTTTCTCCTCGCTCCATCCATTCGCAAAGAACGATGCAACAGAACCGGCTCACGGACAGGTTCAACTGCGCCGACCTCCGTTCAAGCTCCGCCGCCTTGTCTACAGGCAGGGAGACTCCGATCACTTTTGTTTTAGAGTCCGGCATACTACCACTCCTCTCCATCACCCGCGTCTGGCGTAGCTTTAGCCGTTTCCCCTTCAGCGAAGGTAGGTTCGGTAGCTTCAACGCTATCGAACAGCTCATCAGGATCACCGATTCCACCGCCACCGAACTTCTCGTTGTCGGCGCGTTTCATCAGACCGTAGCAACGGAGGTTGACGCCCCGCGATTTTCCGCCACCTTCGAGGTCTATGTCGTAGGCATGCGCCGTGACCGCAACACTGACGTCGCAACCCGCATAGAAGATATTCTCTGCCAGGTCTGAATCGGAATCAACCCGAGTCTTGTCCATGTTGAGGAACGGCATAGGGTTGAAGAAGTTGACCGCAACTACCTGCGAATCTAGTTCGTACCCGTTGTAGAGCACGCCGTCGTCGTCCACCATGTCCGACCCCAGCTTGGTCGGCATTTTCAGCTTCCCTGCCTGTGCCATAGGTTTCGCTTTCTCACCCCACTTGGCTTTAGCGGTTTCCCGGATAAGCGCCGTCAACTGCGAGAGGTCGCCCGCGGCGGCGATAATCACGTTGAAATTATACTTCCCATGCTTCTTCGCTTTGTCGTCCGGCCCGTACTGTTTCTCCGCGATTTTCGGGAAACTGAATCGCCCGATTGGCAACATAATGTGCCCTACTTTTTTCTGCTCTGTCATAGGTCTATCTCCTTTTTAGGTTTTAGCTGCTTTGGTTTTATTATTTGAATAATTCTTCTGGGGTTACTTCTACAAGCACCGCCTGTCTCTTGTCCGCGTCAGGTACGACGATTTTCTTCTGGGTGTATTCCGAGAGCTTCAATAGCTGTGCAGTGTCAACCCCCGCGTCAATGAACTTGTCCCGAAGTTTAGCCACGGACATCATGCCTTTGGCCATCGGATCAATCTTATGGGAGTAGGCGAGCGCCGCCGCTTTCTCTTCGTCGGTCCACTTGCTTGCCGATTTCCGATCCAGCACACGCTTGAAACCTGGAACCGTGATGCCGTCCGTTAAATACTCTAGCGACCGCGCGTTCACTTGCTCAAAGCGAGCCTTCATCATTTTAGTCCAGACTTTGTAGCCTGCCATCATTTCCAGTGATGCCGCCAACTGCTCGACGGAAAATTCTGCCACGTTAGTAGGGAATGACATACCTGCGTCATCAAACTCGGCGCCCTGCGCACGGGCCACAATCTGACCCGCTTCACGAGCCGCAAGGCATGTTCCGGCTTTCACGGCTTTACACCATTGGCACTGCTTATCGCCGGGGACGTAGGTTGTATTCTTAACCCTCGCCCGGTCGATGGCAGGTATGAGCTCGAAATCAGCCCACACGCTTAACTCGCCGTAGGTCGTGAACCAGCTTTTAATGTTCGCATCCTTAAAGTGGCGGGGTTGGGTGATGAGGATCTCGATCTCGAAATCGGCATCCGGGACTTCAAACCCCTTTTCTACAGCGTCTTTCAAGGCACCGTGCGCATAAATCATTAACTGTTCGTTCCAGTCCGCGTCGACCTCGACCCCTTTACCGTACTTAAAGTCGTTCACCTTCAAGCCATCCTCAGAGATGACCATCGCATCGAGCGTCCCTTCGCAGACCCCTTTGACGATGTGGACCCGCGATTCTATCTTCGCGGTGGCGCCCAGCTCAACTTCAGCACTATTAACACTGTCGATGAAAATCTGGACTGCATCGAGCATCTCTTCCGTGACCTCGAACGTCCGGCCAGTCGGCACCGTTACGGTGTCTCCCAGAACCGGAGCGGACGCGAACTTCTTCAGAGTACACTCGGCCACATAATGCGCAGCAGTCCCTTCATCCGCCTCAACAGAGGAGGTATCTTCCAGCATCGCCTCAAGGTGAGGAGCGCCTGGGCAATACATCCACCGGGAAGCGGAAGAAGGAGAGAGGAGCGAATGGCTCCCCTCTTTTTCTATGACGTGAGCTACCACTCTTCGTCGTCCTTTTCTTCTTTCGCAGGGCTGAAGGCCTTGTCGAGCGAAGAGAGTACGGATTCACAGACCTTGGCAACACCGTCGTCGGTTACGTCCCCGAGGGAAGCATAGCCTGCGTCTTTGATGCCAGACTGAAGGGCGGACAGCAACGCCTTGTGCTGGACGCTCCCTTTCTCAGCGGTGTTCAGTACACGGTTGCCCATGTTGCGGAGGGCTTGGCTGGACAGCTCATCCTCCGACACGCCAGTGCCATCGCAGAAAGAACAGTCAATCGGAGTTTCCGAAGACGGGCAAAGTACCTTAGTGCCTTGGCACATGGGGCAAACCGTTCCCGCAGGTTCTTTCAGCTCAACTTTAACTGTACCCTCTTCTCCAGCAGTCTTTTCTTCTCCGGTAGGTTCGGAGCTTTCACCACCTTCTGGCTTAGCCCGTACCGCTGCGATCATCTTCGTCAAGGTGTTGTTCTTGGTGCGAGGTTTAACTTCTACGCCGTTTTCAGCGAGGAAAGCCAATGCTTCTTCACGGTTTTCCGAAGTTACAGGAACCAGCGGGTCTTCGTTTTCGCCGCCTTCCACTTCAACCCGTGTTTCAGTTTCCGGCGTAGATACTGCATTGTCCACGTTCAGGATTGCCGCCAAGCGATTCAGCACATCTCCTGCTTCGGTACAAGCAATAGTAGCCACTGGCCCTTCCGCGCCGTTTGTCTGAATGACGTATCCTTCGTCGAGGATCGTAGTTGTGATGCTTTTTATTTCCATCTGTCTGCTCCTTTTGTTTGTTTGGTTTAATTAACTGTATTAAAAATGGTGGACGCGGGGGGAATCGAACCCCCGTCCAACTGAACTTCCCTTCAAGACTCTACAAGCATATCCGGTTGTGAACCGGCAACTTTGGGGTGCGACCGGAGCCGCGCCTTCCACCAATCGGTCATGTTATAGGCTCTAGGCCGATACAATGAGCACTGTGCCTGATAAAGAGTCGTACTAACGGCTATTAGGCATCGCCGCTTTCCTATCCCACGAACTAAGCCGCTTGCGCCATTGGCGCGGGGAATGCAATAACTTTTCCAGTTACCATTTAGTCTGCTTTTAACGAGGCCAACAGACCAACCTCGGCTTGCATCTTGAGCTTCAATCCAACTGTCGAAACCAGTCGCGCCCATTAAATCATTTGTTTTGTTTCTTCTCATTGCTCGCTTCGTTTAATTAACTGTGTTTGTTTTTAAATTATGTGTTGCGTTGTGTCAACAAACTTTTTAGAAAAGTTCAAACGGATCTATGGGTGCGTCGGTGTAATCCCCGTCCAGTAAAGCGTTTAGGGTCTTTTGCTTTTGTATTAAAGACCGTGCCACTATGCCGTCGGTTGAGTCTTCAAACACTAAATACTGCACCGTTACGTTGTTTCTCTGGCCATTGCGGTGAGCGCGGTCCGCCGCCTGCCCCATTAGCCCCGGTACCCAATCCAGCTCTACAAAGACGACATGATGCGCCGCCGTCAAAGTGATGCCGACCCCCGCTGCCTTGATTTGCCCGAGGAACACCCGCATCTTCGGGTTGGTCTGGAACTGATCGACAGAGTTTTGGCGTTTCAGTACGCCGGTCGATCCGCAAATCTCCACTACGCCGTATTGCTTCAACCCTACATGGAGCGCCTCGAACACGGCTTTGTGGTGCGCGAATACGATGATCTTTTCTACACCCCCCTCTAGCTGCTCCTTTATAAACTCAAGTGCCTGCTCTACTTTGGCCTCTCCATCGAGCCGTCGGGCTTCCGCCAGTGAGTCCACCAGTCTGCGCTTGTCCCCGGTCTGCGCCGCTATTTTTGCCAGTGATGAAAAGTAGGCCACCTGGCTCTTCTCTACTTTTTCACCCGGTAGGGCGTCGTTCAACAGGGAGGATCGCCATTGTTTACGGCGGGGCAACTCTACGATCTGGAAACTCTTAGGGGGAAGTTCCGGCATCACTTCCGCTTTCGTGCGTCGCACCATCCCTTTGTCAAGTAGATACTGCCGGAGTTCCGGGAGGCGCGTGGCTCCACTGACGTCAACGATCTCGCGCCTGCGCCCGCCCTTGAGAAATATCTGTCGCCGGTGATATCCGCAATGGCGCTTGGCGAACTCCATATAATCTGAGGGGCTTTTCCAGCCCATAAGTACCATCTGCCAGAAGAGTTCAACCGGGCGGTTCTCTACCGGCGTGCCGGTCATCAAAAGCACGGTGTCGGCTTTATCGGCCAAGACCTTCAAGGCTTTCGAGCGCTTCGAGGTGCGGTTCTTCGCAAAGTGGCTCTCATCGCAGATCAGCAGATCGAAGCGACGGTTCAACACCTCTTCCGAGCGGTGGATAATATCATAGTTGATTACGATGTCTTGCGGGACGGGACTCGTCTTAGTCGTAACCAGTGCAGGCTTTACACCCCAGATGTCCCACATCGCAAACTCCCGTTGCCAGTTCACCCGCAACGAAGCGGGGCAAACCACGCACACCGAAGCGGGGGCCAGTGCATTCGAGATTAGGCACGCCTGCGCAGACTTGCCCACACCGGGTTCATCTGCAAGGAGCACGCCCTTCTGCCGATTGAGGGTTTTCAGGAGGGACGTAACGCCCTCCTCTTGGAACGGATACGGCTCGGCCACCTTAAACGAGTATCCCGGCGAGGTGGTCCATCTCATGCTGAATCACTATCGCGTCGCGGCTCTTGAACTTGCGCTCGATCAACTCACACCGGCCTTCTTCCGTTGGCGCCAGGTACCGCAGTCTGAGGCTCTTAGCTCGGGAAGTCTTGATCGGTGGGCGACCTGGGCGAGAGAGACACCGCTCATACAGCGTCGCCCGTTTCTTACTCTCCTCCCCGATAAGCGGGTTGACGATCGGAATCCAGTGGGCTCCCCAGCGCATTACAAAGATCCGAACGCAATCCTCTTTACAGGTGGCGATCTGGTTTGCTGCCAAGCCCAGTGCTCGGGGGTTCTTCTCCGCGTCAGCCGTATCCACTAGGTCACGGATGATCCGGTGCATATGCTCAGCGTCCATATCATGGTCAATCCGTTTACTGGGTGTGGCGAGAAGCTCCCGCCCCTCTGGAGTCATACAAGTTACAATCTCTTTTTTCATTTTTAACTTTCCTTCATTTTCATATTAGTACGGTCGTCCGCATCGAATCTGGCGTTGCTCAGATAGTCCCAAGGGTTGCTTACGGATGGCCACATCAGCCCATCCTCTCCCTTGTAGAGGACATCATACCCCTTATAATTTCCTATCTTTTTGGTGGTAATCGTGCTTCCGTTAGGTCGTGTTTCTTTTCCGTTTCTCATCCTACTTCTCCTGTTATAAATCGTGGTTTTGAGCGTTCCTTCTCATGTTATCCGAGCGAGAAATTGCCGTCAGGTTTTCGGGCGAATCATTGTAGCGATCCCCGTCCCGGTGGATTACGATAAACCCCTTCGGAATCTTCCCGATGTGCTCCTCGTAGACCGCACGGGGCCGTCGAATCCGGCTATTGATTCCACTATGGAGGTAGGTGCAGTCTGCCTTCACAACCTGTACTCCGCCTCTCCAGCCGGGATGATCCTTGCCGCCCACACCTTCTTTGAACTCGGTATCGGGAGACATACGAAGCCCTTTCATCCCTTTGTTCCAAGTGACGTGCCCCTTCTTAAACCGCCCGTTGTTCATTGCTTATCCCTCCTCGGGGAGTAGAGATAGCCGTCGCAATCAAAACTGACAGACTCGCCGTTGATCTTCTGATGGTGGTAGTTAAACTCTGCGTATTTGTCCGAGGTTTCAAATTTCCGGCAACAGCAGTGCGCTCTTGGGCAGTTGTCCGTTGAACACATTATTACGATTGGCACTACTCCCCCTCCTGCCAGTAGGCGACCGGCGTGGTTTCAGTACCGAGGACTTTAATCATCTTGGCCATGTCGCACTTAACCCACTGGCCTTTCTTTTCCTCAACCACCCGCTGTCTGCCTATCTTCGCGACAAGTGTAACGGCTTTACCCAGATTCATATAGTATTCTGGAGAGCAGTTTAATATTAGGTCGTCGATATTCAGAAGCTCTAGCCCCTCGCATAACGCCTTTAGTCGAAGCTCCATCAAGTCAACCGACTCGCTCTTACAGGAAAGGGCGTCGTCGAGCTTCCTGACCTTTCGCTGAAGGCACTGAAGGTCTTTGCAAACGTCTTGGGGAAACATCGCATGCCCGTCTTTCTCAATGCCTGTATCTGAATATTTGTATATTGGTTCTGGCATTTTATTTCCTTCGTTATGCTAGGTCTGCTGGATCGCCAGCTTCGTTTTCAAGGTATTGGATCTCCGCCGAGCCATCGACTACAGCGCCCAACTTGTGTATTTCCTTCAAGAGTTTATCAAGTTCCTGTTGGGCGATGGGCCTTGTCGCGGTGAAGAGAATACTGAGGTCGTGGTAGAAAGGCTGATCGTTCATTATCCCTTCCCCCGGAGTGCCTGCCACATCTTAGATACGTACGTGGCTTGGTGGATCGCATCAGCCAAGGCATTGTGCTTTTCTCCGACGAACGGGATGTCGTCCCGATCTACCCAGTCCCATGCTAGGTCGCGGATGGTCCGCACGCACCTGATATTATAAAACTTCCACGGGATGTTGTAGTAGCCGTAAGCTGTTTCGAGTTTCCCGATGTCGAAGGTCGGGCCATTGCCCCAGACGACCGCCTCACCTGGCAACCAACTAGCGAACTCCCGCAACACTGTCTCTAGTTTCCTACCATCTTTAGTGATCTCCTTCTGGGCGGCCTCACTCTGGGTCATCCACCCTTTAAGGGTGTCCGGCGTGATAGTTCTCCCTGCGGCAACAGCAGATTCCCAATTCACACTCTCGTAGAAAGTCCTGCCGAGCTCTCCTGTCTGGGGGTCAAACACGCAAGCTCCGATAGTGGTGAAGATTCCGTCGTAGTCGTTCCCAATCGTTTCTAAGTCAATCATTACGTGATTCATTATTCGCTCTCCCCTTTGTTGTTCCGCACCACTTGCCACGTGGTAGTCCCGTTTGGTTGTTTTCGTTCGATCTGCATCACCCCTTCCGGTCCGCACCCGTACTTGGCGATGAAGGCTTCGAGGATTTCCTCCCGTTGTTCGTAGCATCGGAGGATCGCCTGACGGGCGGACTCCACTAGCGGTATTTCCCCATCCTCTTTTAGTGGGGCCTTGGCCATTGCTCGCCATTTTATGAGCACCCCTTGGGTATCTTCTATATCTCTTTCGATTAAAAAATGGGTCCGATGTCCTTCTAACCCTTTTAAGCGTAGCCACGTCACTACGATCCCGTGGATCATTTCCGGCGTTGTAAATTTGTCGCGAGGTTCTAGGTGTGTGGCCACTATGTGCCTTTCGACCCTCGAAGACATACTGTTGCGCAACCGCATACCTTTGACTCTAGCTTCCACATACCTTTTCAGTTCATCGCTTAGTGCGGATTGCACCCCTAGCTCTACTTTAATGTTCATTTTGCTCGCTCCTTTCTTACTTGCTTCACCCAAAGGCGTCCTTTCGGCAATAGCTGGAATATGTCCCAACCCGAACACCCTTTTTTAAGGCGATGGATCTTTACAAAGCTGCACGCCACCGCTAATTCGACGGCTTTTCGATCTACAATAAGGTCATCCGTCATCAGCCAATCCTCCTCAACGTCGAAGGATGCGAGCCAGTTAAATAGGTAGAGAGCCTGCGTCTGGATTTCCGGTGGAATCTTACCCATCACGGCGACACCTCCCTTATAGTTGGTTGTTCGCCCATTGCGTGGAAAACGATAATTCTCTCGCACGCTACGCAAAGAACGGCTCTGGGTGGGTCATGTGGTTCTGAAAGCGCATTTCCGCAAGATGGACACGGGACGCACCCCCTAGCCATCGTCTTGGTTTGCTTGTTGGCTAATCTATTCAATAGCTTCCGCGCATTCTGCCTCTTCACTCTCACTGTTATTGCCTCTGGATTTTTCTTTGATGAGCGCTCGCAAGCTCCTGTGAGGTGCTCAAGCGCAATAAGAACGTCGTGTTGCTGTGCTTCTGTTAGTTGCATTGCTCGCTCCTTTGTTGTTGGGTAAGGTTTTATCGCACCCCTACCCAACCGTCAACACATAAAAACATTATTTTTAAACTTTGTGTTAGAATGGGTCGGGTACTGCTACTAACCCCTTGCCGGATACGTTGTCGATCGAGCCCTCGTCGATGAGGACGTTACAGATGGCTTTAACGGTATCGTACGGGATTGCACAACCCTGCTCATCCGTGAAGGGGTGAGACTTAATCGGATTATTCCCTGAAAACTTCAAGCCGTTGCCATTCTCAGAGGCCAGTCGGAGCTCGTTGAACACCGCCCGCTTCTGCTGGGCTTTAAGCTCGACCTCGAACTCTGCCGCATCTATCACGTCGAACGTGCCATAGTCGTCATGCCACTTGATGCTGATACCCTCTCCGTCTCCGTCGCATCGGGCGCGGTTGGATTTTCCCCGCCGGATCAGGCGCATATCCTGCTGGCCCTCCACCATGTCCAAGAAGATTTGCCCCCGGACTGACCCCCCAAAAGCGGTACTGCCGGAATAGTCCGAGCTCTTGGAGGGGTGGGCCAGAAAAACCACCGTGCAGTTGTTCTCGACCGCAATACTGCCGAGGATAAACTTAATGAAGTAGTTCACATGCCCACGGTCATTCTCATTCAATGAAGAGATGTCCGAGAAGGTGTCCAAGATCAACAGGCGCGGCTTCCCTTCCGGGGCGAGGTTCTTTATTTCCCGCTTTAGCTGGGATAGGAACTTTTGCCTCTTGGCCCCCACTACGGTCATGGCGGCCAGAATAGAATCCGCTCCTACTCGATCCCAGCAATAGAACTCTGCCGATTTTCCAAGGTTGGGGACATGCACCGGCTTCTTCCACAGGGCGGAGGCGCGATAGTGCATCTCATCCTGATCGTCCTCACAACTTACGAATAGTGTGGGTGTGGGGTCTGAAGCAGGCAAGCCGAACCACGGCACTCCGAACGCCACGCTCAAAGCGAGGTCCAAAGTGATGAGGGACTTACCGACACCTGGCGCCCCATATACAGACGACACCGCTTTTTCTGGTATCCATCCCTCGATGAGCCATTTGCGGGGTGGGGCTTCCCCTGGTTTCAGGTCCGTAAACCTAAACAGGGTGCTACTGTCGCCCTCGCTTTTTCCCGACTCCTCTTCCGTGGCAGAGGAGAACAACCCCCAATCCTCGTCGTCAGTTTTCTCCACTTTAGGGGTAGTCTCCCCATCGAACTCGTCGAACGCAGAATATCGTTCGGTCCACTCCGCATCCCGTGCCTCTTCCGTGGCAGAGCCGAGATCGTTTTGTCCGTAGGCATAGGCGTTCGCAATCTTTTTAGCGAGGTCGTCGATCTCCCACGGCGGGTCGTTGTTCTCGTTCCAGTATTCGACCAGCAACTCCAACGCAGACTCCTCACTTACGCCGAAGTCTTTAATCCGCGCCGCCACGGTGAAGGTGGTGTGGTCGCCCGACTCCCCTTCAATAGCTGGCGGGGCGAAATTGATGAGCCAATCGGTAGCCTGCTCGACGTACTCGGGCTTGTCGGGCTCGATGGCACAAACCACCGTCTTTCTATCCGGCAGAGCCTCGGCGTGCTGTCCGGCCCACTCTTGGAGCCAGTTTGGGATGGTGGCGATGGGTGCGTCCTTCACCACCTTGAAGCCGAGGAAGATTGCTCCGCCCGAGCCCCGAGTATCTACGTGTTCGCAAAGGGTTCCCGCTGTAGTGGGGCCTTTCCCTTCAAACCATACGTGGAAGCCCCGACCTCCCTTAGAGCGGGTGATGAAGGTGTTCGGCATCTCCTCGGAGCCGGTGTGCTTTTTAAGGAGCGCCTTGAATCCCTTGCGACCGTCCTTGCCCCGAGTAGGATCAACGTCGATGTCTACGCAAAACATGCCGGACATCTCACAGTTCACCCCCCACTTCCCGTTTTTGTTCTTCGGGAATGAGTCGGTGCCCACCTTCGAGCCTCTCCCCCACTTCACTGTAGGTAGGTGCTTTTCATTGCAGGGAAATACGTGCGCTTCAGCCAATAGTGTATCGAGGTTCATCGGCTCACCCCTTTGCCTAGCAAGGGGTTAGTGGACTCATGGGGGTAGAGTAGGTCGAGTCGGCTGAGAGCCAGTCCCATTCCCTGCGCTTCGGTTTCAATGTTGGCCGCCAATTCAGCCGAGATGCCTCTTCGCCCTGAAATTAGGTCGTTGAGATTGTTCTGCCCTATCTTACAGCGGCGGGCAAGCTCCGCCTTCTCCCCGTGGGCCCATTCCGCCCGTAATGCTTCAATATTCATGTCTGCTCCTTTCCTGTAAAGGGGTGAAGTTATACCCGCGGTATGGGAACACCGTCAAGGGTTAAAAAGTAGGCCAGTACGCAACTGCTTGGGATTGGCTAGTTTAGGAGGTGAGAAAAAATACACTTTCCAATTGCGAGCCATGTTTTAAGAGTAGGAAAAAAGACACTTTCCAATTGCGAGCTTTATTTATCTAGAGCCCGCGAGGTAGGGGGTAAATTTACAAGATCATAATTTCTTTGAAAAACTTAGAAAATCTGAGCAAGAGCGTAAAAGTCTTATAAAGATAATAAAGAAGACATACTCTTACAAAGAGCCTATGCCCTTCTAAAGTGTTGGGGTCGGTCCGCCGGGTTGCTGCGTGCCCAGGTCCCCCTCTTTACATATAAAAGCATATTATAAAAATAAATATGAACATATTGAAGTTTGCGCTTGTCTATTCATTAAACGGCGCTACTATGGGGCCAACTTAAACAACCAACAGGAGCGGATAGGATGAAAAAATTAATTGAAACATGGGCGCCGGTTTTCCCCGGCTTTTATAATACGGTCTTTGAATTTAACGACGAACAAGCGCTGGAGTATGCGCTGCCTGAAGAGTGGTCCGAGTGGCTGAGCGCCTGCAACAACCCGGACGACTTTTACAGAGTAGATTATCCCCGTTATTGTTTGGACGTATGCGGGGCCGTTTGCGAATCCCTGGAATATAGTTTTAAGGATATCCCCGGCTTTTCAGCTTTGAAGATGCAAGAAATGCGGAGCCCGAAAGAGTACAATTTCACAAATGACGCAATAAATATTGAAATTGACTTTTCAGACTTTGAAGCGTTCCGGGTTTGGTGGCTTGCCTACATCGACGAACACGAGGCAACGTGGTCCGACTACTTAAAAGGGCGCTATACTCACCGCGACGGATTTTATAGTAGCTACTCCAACGACCCCGAAGAATGGGCCCGCGAGACGGGAAACTATACAGAAATAGATAACCATTACCTGGGCGCTATGTTGCAATTTTATTGTGAGCTTGAAGGCATTGAAGCAATATGTATTTATCAAGATATCGCCGACGACTTAAACGAGTCGGAATACGTAGAAACTAAGCTCCCCTTCCCAGATGATGACGGATTTGAGGAACTGCAGGAAAAAATCGGACGCATTCAAAAAGCAATTGAAACCGGCGAAAAACAATTTGCGCAATATGCCGACACAATGCCGACGGAAAGCGTAGAACGTCAACGGGCGGGCCACTTGTCCCGTATAGGGAAACTAAACAAAGAAGCGGTTGAACTACTAACTAAGCGCGTAGCATAAAAGGGAGTGAATAAAATGAACAACTTCAACACATGCGATAACATGCCAAACATTGAAACCCGCATCTTTTACGATAGCGATAGGGCCCAGGATGACTTTCAAGAAAACTTTTCTCGGATTGATTCCGGGCAATTCTGGAGAAGCTCGTTTCTGTTCTATACCAACTGCGGCCAAAATGAAGCGCCTTCGTACGTTTCGGACCTTTTCGACTTTTCAGAGGCTACCGAGAAAGATTTTCGGGCCTTTGTTTTGGAACAAGGCGGGCCAGTGAAAACAATCAAAAACATGATACAAGAAAAGCGCGATAGTTTCGGCACCTGGAAAGATTTCGCTTTTGAGATATTAGACGACGACGGCCTAGCGGGGGCCATGCGGGACGGGCTGCCCGATATTAACAATGCTGAGCACCTTTACGCTGTAACGAGCGCTCAAGGCTATTCCCAGGGAGACTACGCCGAAATTCTGTATCTAATCTCGGACCGGTTCGCCGGGTTTGATGGCTGCATGAATAGCCTGATTTTCGACGCTCCCATATGCGCCCGCGTCGAGATTGAAGGCGTTGGAGAATATTACTTAGGAGAATACCTTTCCGACTTTTACATATGGGATAGAGAACAAGTGCTGGAGGGTCTTAAAAAAGAGGATCTACCGGAAAAGGTTTTTGAGTGGCTAAGTGAGAACATGCCCGAAAACATTGAATGCGAATAGAATAACCAAAAAGGAAAAGGACAAAATGAAAAAGCAAATCACAATTATTAAAGGCATGGAAAAAACCGCGATAAATATCCGTTTTGACGACCAATGCGGGAACGGACATGCAGACTTTGCGATAACGTGCGACGTCTGGGAGAAGACTGGAAGCGGGCACTGGCGTGAAACAATGGGCGGTTGCTGTCACGAACATATTTTAAAGCTGCGGCCTGATTTGAAGATTTTTGTGGATCTTCATCTATCAGACCAAAACGGAGCGCCTATGTATGCCACCGCGAATGGTTTTTATCACTTGTTTGATAAAGCCAAAACGCAAAGTGAACGGGGAAGAATCGCGGAGGAGTATCTACGATGCACGCCGGCGGAATTAGAAGTGCTGCGGGCCGTGGAAAATAAAGATTATTTTCAATATTCACTTGAAAACCTCGGACTCCCGGAACGCTGGAAAAAAGAGGCGGCCCTGGCTATCGCAAAGTTGGAAGAGTTAACCGGCACCCCATACACGCCAGAACCCTGGGAGCGTTCAAACTACACGCCACTGGATAAAGAAGAGCGGGCCACTATTGAAGCTCAAGCGGCGGCGGGTTTTTATGAGCCTGAACAAGTAGAAAAGAGAGCGCTGGAAAGCCGGACCGCTGCGAAAAATAAGCGCTTGCTTGCCATTAGTGGCACGTATGCGGACAAGGTTTACAAGGCGGAAGCTGAGAGCCGTTTAAGAGGTTTTTTAGTCCAGCGCTGTTTTGAGATTGGAGAAAAAGAGCCCGATTTTGTGGATCTTTCAAAACACGCGATTCATTACACGCATACGAACGAGCTTTGTTTTAATTGGCTCAACTCGAGCGACGTCGACACGTTTTCTTTTAACCTGTTTACAGATTCACTTTCCGAAGATGATTTTCAGGATAAAGATCCGCAAATAGAATCCCCTGAATACTGTCTGCCTTTTAACTGCCTGATTAAATTACTTAAGCCGGGCACAAAAGCCGCGTTGCTAACGTGGGGAGGGTGGAACTAATGAAAACACGGAGCGTAAAAGCGCAGCTAAAAGAGCACGGGTTTTTAAAATGGTGGGCCCGCGATGGTATGGGATTAAAAAAATTGGCGCCGGTACATTGGGAAGGGAAGTGTGTCGGGTGGCGAATTTACACTACCTGGGGGTTAACCCATACGCGGGAAACTTTTTTAGGCTACATATGGAAGCCAGAAAAAGAGGAGGTTAAACGATGAAACTTTTATTCCTTCTAATGCTTTTACCGTTCGCCACGTTCGCGGGCCGGTTGGATCTGCAACCTATCCCGGAAAATTCACGCGACGAAATAGACGCCCTCGCCTGGGCGCTATACACGGCCCCGCCCGCGTCGACATATGCGGGCCTTTGTGCTGTGGCCGACGTTATAGAGACCCGTTATAGGTGGGAAGGGTTAACATATACGGCCGTCATTAATGAATGCGCTCATTTGTTTGGTGGGATAGGGCCGGTCCCGGCATGGTTCACAAAGCAGGGAGACAAGAAAAGCGGCGGAATTAATACATGGATAGATACTTGTTATATAGTGGCTGAGAAAATGGTCCGGGGCCAATGGTCCCGGGGGAGCGTTGCCTCCTTTTGGTATTTGCCAAAGAGTAAAAATGCTTGGATGGCGGGCCACGTTCGCGGGCCAGGGCGGAAAGTGGGGAAATATGTTTTCGGCTGCACGGGCTCAAAACCTTTTTGGTAGATAAACAGAAAACATAGTTTAGACAAGGCGGGCCTTTTAACGGGTCCGCCTCTTTTGTGTTTAAGTTTAAAACCCACCACTCAGCCTAGCCCACCACTCAGCTCAGACCTAATATCTTTTAAAGTATGCACAAGGTGGGCGAAGACTCACATGAATAGTTAACAGTTTAAACTCTTTGTAAGAAAAAAGGTACTGTGGGGGTTCTCTAGCCATCCGGGGTTATTGCCGCGCAT